GTTTTGTCACCAAATAGAATGATACCAGCACCACTTTGATTAATTACAGAGTTAATTCTATTTGAATAAAGACTATCTCTTTGAGTCTTATCTGGATTAAATGCAAGTTTAATTGCATTTTTAATAACACCTCTTTGCTGTCCTGCAGGTGAGAACCATGGGAAAGAAATTAAATTGGTGCGTGTCATCAAACCAGCAATATCTGGATTTGTTGGAATATAACGGAATAGATTGTTGAATCTATCATATGTATACTTATATCCACTATCAAATACAGCGTAAGAGCTGGATGCTAGAGGTCCGAAAAACTCAATCAAATTATTTGTTTGAGTTACTGGATTTGTTAAGTCAACAACGGACTGCCTATGCGGTCCAATTACTGCAACACAATCCTTTCTTCCATCAGCAATAGATATAAGTTTATTTGCTTTTGCTTGACTATCTCCTTGTGAGTCACAACCAGGACCCATAATTAAGTAATCAACCGCAATATCTTCTTTATTATTAAAGAGTTGATATGCTGTAACAATATCACCCAGTTCAGATTTGAGATTACCTTGAGCAGTGTAATTTAAACCTTTACCCAAATCAAAGGTATGTCTTCCGATAGAACTGAATATTGATCCATTAGCAGATCTATCCCAAACCATTTGCGATTGGACCGCAGGACTAGAGAAGTTGGTTGGATCAGATCCACCATTTGCTTCATAAAGGTTGGGATTCTGAGCATCTTGACTGAAGACAGTTGAACATGGGAAGATGTTGTGGAAGCTGTCATTCGCATTACTTGGGTTTGCACCCGCGTAGATATACTTGGAGAAGTTTGCCAGATAATTCTTATACCACATTTTTTGTGGGGAATTTACCTGTGATACTGTATCTGTTGCTTTAGATAAGAACAGATGCTTCTCTAGAATATTTCCTCTTACTCCTGTAAGTTTGCCAGAGTCGTCTACAACGACTACGTGCATCTCATCATTCTCACCACTTCTTTCTTCAACAAAACCAGATGTTCCTGGTTTGGGAGCAATAGTTCTCCAGTAAATTACAGAATTATCTAACTTGAGAGTTTGGGAGTTATACCAGTCATCAACACCATCTATAAGAAGTCTGGAGTTGCTAGACGTGATTGAAAGAACAACTTTATCGTCTCTGAGTTCAGATACTGTTAAACTAGCATTATCTGTTGGTGTAGTGCCACCAATAGAAGCACCTTCAATTGTAATTACTTCATTCAATTCATATGCAAGACCAGTATTGACTGCAGTTACTGTTCCAATACCACCACTAGAATCTCTGTAGAGATTGAACGAGATGCCAGATCCTACGGTACTTACGCCAGCGACAGAAAGATAAATTCCATTCGATGCTGAAGGAATTGTTGTGGATGTTGTAATTCCACTGGTTGCTGCAATAGCGCCTTGATTTATATCAAAACCACCAACAGCAGAACCACCAATAGATACTGTATCACCAACAGTGTATCCAATACCAGCATTTACAATAGAAATCTTAGATGCATCAACGTTGCCGTCAGTGCTATTTCTTGTGATATTGAAAGATGCTTGAGATCCTGTTCCTCCAGTAGTTCCACCGACTCCAGAATATGTTTGGTCTTGCTGACCATTTATTGGGGTAGATGTTGTTATACCAACGCTAGAGATTGAGTCAATTGGAGATGATACCTCTCCGTTTTGGTCAACGAACATTACTCTTTGACCATTTAGGAATGAAGAGTATGTGCTATTTGACGAATAGGTTTGTCTATCATGCCTACCAGGTTCAGTTCCTCCACTAGAAACTCTAGAGTGGATCTTAACAGTAACGGCACTAGTATTAATGGTTTCACCATCAATGACACCAGTTACAATTCCCTTTAAATATCCTTGGAATGCTTGCGTTGTACCAAGACCAGGAATTATTTGTCCTGAGATATCAACAGTAATACCATATCCTACGTTTACGCCAAGAGCAGAGATTGCTGTTGTTGCAAAACCAACCACTTGATCTGCAAAGTCGTCAATAATACAGACTTTTAGTCCATTAGACCAACTTCCAGGGTTCTTTGCTGCATAATACCAATCAGATGCTGCACTACTATAGTTACTATTGTAGTCATCAAAGTTTTTAATTTTGACATCCAGTTGAGCAGATGTACCAACACCAACGTTGGCATTTGAGATCAGATCTCCATCTGTACGGACAACCTTCAACACACCACCATAGGAGAGGTATGAAGAAGCACTCATCCAGTATTCATACTGGTTGTCTTCTGTTTTCGGTAATCCGAAATTGTTGATTAGTTCTTGCTCTGTGGATACCGTAATTGGTTCGTTGACGGGTCCAATCTCAAAAGGACCTGCAATAGCTCCAATATTATCAAGAACGTTCTCAGCTCTCCCTACCGTTAAATCAACCTCTCTAGTTAATACACCAGGAGATAATTGAGGAGTCGCCATGGATTCTGTCTCCTTGTAAGTCTCAGTTTATCTGAAAATATTTATTAAAAAGGGCATTTACGCGGGGAATACTGACGTGATACTACCAATCTGGATAGTTCCAAGTGTTTGATTTCTTATTTACTCTCTTTTTAGTGCATACTTTACACTCATAAGAAAAAGATGATGGTGTAATACCTCTATCCTTTCTAGTTCTATAGTAACCCTCTATTAAATTTTTTCTCTCACCACAAATTCGACACTTCCTATCATGAAGTAATAAATGACCAAACTTTAACTGACCGTCTAAGTCCATTTGAATTGTAGATTAATTGTAATCCCACATATACGACATATCACCATAAGCATCAGTATGCCATCTATCCCCTGCAGAGTCTACAAAAGATGATTCTTCATTAACTCCATCAACAATAAAACCAAATGGTGACATATCCTGCTCTAATTGATTCTTCTGTTCTTCGTAAAGTCTTTTACGAACATCTTGATCCGTCAGCTCTTTAAAGTAATCTTGTTGAACTAACCAGGCATAGATAACGAGACACATTGCTAAGTCATCATTACATCCATCCTCTGCTTCAAATGAGTTATGCTTTTGAATAAATGTAGTAAGTTCAGCAATCACATCATAATCTTTGAAGATTAATTTATCCTCTTCAATTAGGGTCTTTAGATTTAGACATCCAACCTTTTTGACTGTTTTGGACATCTTGACACCAAGTTGTGTCTTTTTGCCAGAGAATCCTTGCCCAACAATTTGTCCTGCTCTACCTCTCATAGAACACATTAAAACATTCTCATATTCTAAATCAAAATTTAAGATTGCAGCAACTTGATCACCTACATCATTTACTTCACATAATACATACGCTTTATTATAATTATCTGCTACTTCTTTAATGATGCTTGGAAATAGCATCGGTTTGATTTCATTATTCTTATATTTGCATACTAATTGATGTGGAAATGATGTAATGTCAATGACAGTAAATGCAGAATAGTCTCCACCAACTCCTCTGGCAACGTCAACTGTAATTACATAATTGTTCTCAGTTTTTACATCAGTAAATACATCTAATCCTTGGTGTGTTATTGATGGTTGTTCATATACCATCGTTCTAAGTTTACTTGGTGCAATTAGAGTATCGACAGATCCAAGAAATTCGCATTCAAACTCAACTTTAAACTGTTGTTCTGATGTGTTTGCAATTGTCTGCCTTTTCCACTCGGCATCTCTTCCTGGTACATCACTCCAATGAACTTCTGTTGGAATATATTCATTCTTACTACGTTCTGCGTCGTGCCAAATTTTATAAAAGTGATTCATACCGTGAGGTGTACTCACGATAATAACTTTAGTATTTTGACCTGAAGAAATTGTAGGATATACTGAACTAAAGAATTGGTCTGCTATATGATTTGCAACGAATGCAAACTCATCAAGGAAGATAATATTGTATGATCCACCACGAACTGCAGATGCAGATGTAGATGCTGCAATAATCTTCGACCCATTCTCCAATTCAAGAGATGCTTTGTTCCATGTCAATACTCCTTGCTGTAACCACTTAGGAAGGTTCTCGTATGCAGTTTGTAGACGATCAAGCAAATCTCTAGCAGTTGCTGCTTTGTTTGCAAGAATTGCAATATTTACATTATCATTAAAAAGTGCATAATGAAGAAGATAAGATACAACAATAGTTGACTTACCAGATTGTCTGGGAAGTTTACATACATTGAATCGATTATGATGGAATCGATCCAACATAACCTTTTGAAACTCATAGGGCTCAAAATTTTTCAGACCATAATCTAGGGTAACGATCTGTATATAATTTTCTGCAAAATATACTGGATCATCGATACATCGTGCAAATTCGAGAACTTGATCTTGCGAAAATTCTTGAGTTGTATTTGCTTTTTTTAGTAGTGGATTGCCAAGATAATGATCAACAGACATAATTTAGTCAATTAAATTTTCAAATTCCAGTTTCTGATGCACCAACTTGCGTACCAGTAATAGTTGCTGCACCTCTCAAACCTTGACCAGCAATTAAATGGATTAGAACTCCACTTGATGCAGGAACACTTATTGATCCAAGATCGGCATCGTCAGCAGCATTGCGAAGAGTGACATTAGACGCACTGGTAGCAGTGTTTGATACCCATACCGCAGTCGCTGACGTAAATTTGGTTGTACCCGTTGCCAGAGCAGTGGCATCTCCTAAAATCTTCATTTTTTTATACTTTTATTTGTATTTATGGTTGATATTATTTTTTCCTTTTTTTCTCTGTAGCAACATTAATTGCTTTACCTTTACGGTTTGGATTGCTATCCTGTTGATTCTTTCTTCTGAATGCACTATCCTCTTCTTTATCAGAGAGGTTGCGCTTCATTTTTGAAGAACCACATTTTGGTTTGGTTGTTTGACCTGGTTGTTTTGCACAGGGTTTTCCTGAAAATTTACCACCCAATTGAACCCAACCAGGCTTGCCATCACTAGAACGACTCTTGCCAAACCAGTCGCGCAAAGAACTATCACCACTTTTGTTAGACTCATTAATAAATTCCTCAAATGTTTTCATTAGTTGCAATTCCAACGACGTAATGCTTTGTTGATCTTAGAGTCTGGATCTCTTGCAGTTTTTGCAGAGGTTAGTCTCTTCTTCATACCTTTCATCCTGGAGCAGAATGAAGATCTGCGCTTAGCATCTTTAGATCCCTTCTTAATTTTAGAAGGTTTAGTAGTAACTGCGGTCTTAAGTTTAGAACCTGGATTCTCTCTCTTATAAGCATTTACTGTGCTTTGACTTAAACCATCAGTCTTATCTTTGCGATTGGCTTTTTGCCAATCTTCATCTACTTTCCCAGGCGGTCTTCCTCCTCAGATGCCATTTTATATCCAACTTTTGCTGCTTTTCCTGCAGTTTTTACCCCCTCACCAGCACCTTTAGCAACAGCACCTGCAACTTTGCCTGCTTTTTTGATAACTTTACCAGTCTCTTTTGCATTCTTCATTGCAGCATTATGACGCTCCATACCCTTCATAACTTGTCTGGCAATGGCGTCCAGTACAGGTCTCCTTTTAGGTTGTTGTTTTTTAGCAGTATCTACTGCTGCCTTTGTTTTTTCTGCAGATGGTTTTTTCTTTGATACTTCTTTAGCATCAATTTCTGCTTTTACTTGTGCATAGGATTTAGCACCTTTTTTAGCACGTCTTGCCGATCTCTCTTCAGTAAGGTATGCATCAGCAGAGAGACCTTCTACAAAACTTACAAATTGATCAAGACCCAGTTCCTCGATGAGTATATCTACACCATCACTATTGATATCTTCATTGAAGAAATATTCTGCGGCGATGTCTGCCAGCACTTCTTCCTTTTTAGTTTTGCTTCCCCAGTTCTTAGCACCCTTTTTACGACATTTAACTAAAGCACCAGATGCATATGCAGAAGGCCACACAGAATAACGAGACTTGACCTTATGGTAACAAGCGTCCTTTTCTCCTGCCCCCTCTTCTACTTCTTCAAGACCAGGACAACACTTTTTACCATGAACCCCACAGTCTGTTCCTTTTGCAGTTTGAGCACACTCGGTTTCTTCAAATCTTGCTTTGGCTTTTACTTTTTTACCATCGGGTCCAGGTACATACTCGCCAGTGTCAGAACTCTTCATATCACTGCTGTTTACAGTGCCATCAACATTTGAATCAACTCTCTTGACTGCCTTACTAGTAAGTTTCTTTAGATTCCCACCACCAATAGTGGTCTCATCTTTTGATTCCTTCTGTACTTTTAAAATTGGTGAATTGTGAGGAGAATACTCACTAGGTAAAGAAGTTCTTTGGAATTGAGTTACTCTACCGCCAGGATATACTTTTTCAATCTCTGTCTGAATTTCTGACTTCTTAGGCATTGTTGCCTGAGGAAAGAACATTTTGATCATCAGAGATCTACCTCTCCATATAACAACAACTGCCAACAAGTTACCATACTCTGCTGGAAGTCTCATTGCTTCGTCAACCTGTACTTCTTCCTTTGTTGCTCTAGCAGATTTGAAGTTACGAGCCATCTGCGTTGATGCTTTTTTCTGTGCCTTTGCTCTCTTAGAACCTGGTTCGGTCCTTTCAAGATCATCAGACTTTTGCATTGCACGACGACCAGGAGACATACGTGCTTTTTCATCAGGACTCAATACTCTTTTATTAGTAGGAGATGGGGACTGATACATTCCCTTGTAATCTTCTGTAGTCTTCTCTGCTGTTTTCTTAGCAGATTTTTTCACATACTTTTCTTTAGTAAAAGATTCTGGTTTACCACCATAAGAGGCTCTAACTGGTGCGGATCCCTTCACATAAGTTTCTGAGTTCTTATCATCTTCTTTGACACAGTTTGGATATCTCTTACCAAACATAGTCTTCATACCCTTTTTCTTATATCCCTTCCAGCACTTCTCAACAATATCTTCTGGTTTAATTAAGTCAACAACTTCCATAAACTTATTGCCAAAGGCATCTTCAATAGCAAGAGATTCTCCCATGCCACCACCACCATCTCCACTATCTCCGCCTTCTCCACCTTCTACTGGTTTGTCAATACCAACTTCTTCTGGTTCACGACCACCTCCAGAGAAACGTGCAGTTGTCTTTAAACCATCGGGTATTTTTTTACACTTCTTATCTGTGTAGCAATAATACATGCCTTTGCCACACTTCTCTTCACCAAGAATGATATCAACTAACTTTAATCCAGGTATAATTTCTTCTTGCTGACCTTGCCTCAATCTAGGAACATTCACTTTAGCAGCAGGAGTCATTTTGTTTTTAGCAACTTTTGCCTCATTCTCATTAGGAGATTTAGTCATGGCGCTAATCTTTCTCTGCTTGGTTGCAGCTTTATGAGCCTTAGGATTTATATCGAAACTAGCCATTTCCTAGAAAATACTTTTTTTCTATTTATCTTCTTGAATATTTTTAGTTTGTGCCTTAAGCATTTTAGATAACTCTGCCGTAGATCCAAAAAACATCGCATTATTTGTTACGTTTGTTGGACTTTTTTCATCAGCATCCAGATCCTTCAATTTCTTTTGCAAATCGATTAATTTATCTGTTGCATCTGCAACGTTTTTGATTAATTGTCCAACAACTTCATACTGTCTTGGTTGACCCCCATCTTGAGCAAGTTCCAACGCACAATCCAACGCCTCTTGTCCCTTCTCAATGATTGAATAGAGGTTACCTCTCGTATATTCATAATCTTTAGTTACGTCTTCAGATTCCGAAGGTTTTTTTAGTTCTTTCTTTTCTGGTTCTGGTTTTACAATTTCTGCTTCAACATCAAAAGTATTATTAAGATCATTAAATTTATCTTTCATTTTTAACCACCAAATCCAAAATTATCACCAGACTCAACATTATCATTATCTGCTTCAGTGATTGCAAAAATAGGAGCACCACCAACATGATCTACTGCTTTGGTTCTATATTGTCCTCTAGCAACTATGAGTTCATTATTATTTTTCTCTTTGATATAAATTGTTTCGTTATCAATAGTAATGTATGATTTTTCTGGTAAATTTGAAGCATCATTAACTATGAATAAACCTTCACCTGCAATAATATTATTGCTGAGATTTGTAACAACGTCATTATTATATGCCTTAGTTGCAATTGGTCTGGTGTATACCAGATCTCTTTTTGCGTCTGGACTGGGATCTCCACCAGCAACACCAATAGATACTCTGGTAATAATATC